TACAAAAAAATTATGGCCGCGAACTCGATGTTAAAAACACAATAAAGGCGTGGGAATTTGTCCTACAGGATTACACCGCAAAGCAGGTTTCTGAAGCTATGCGAGCCTATATGCGGCAATCCAGCGACATCCCAAGCCCCGCTGACCTGATTAAGATTATAAACCCGCCCGAAAAGCAAATCACCTACGCCGAATTCAAGCACGCGCTAGAGCAGCACGCGGCGGAGGGATACCCCATGTTTGGCTACTTTGGCGGGGTCATCAATGATTACCAAAAGCAACAGGGAGGGGTATCCGCGTTACAAAAAGCGTTGGACAGGAAGGCGGAAGATGAAAAGATCCAAAAAGTAAAAGAGATACTCGCGGTAACATACGGGGGGCAAAATGGGCAAAGTTGAATGGTACGGCCTGTCATACAAGGAAATCTGCGCGAAAAATATGTTAGAAAAAGTTAACGACTGGATTACCTACGAGCTAAAACCAGACTCGAAGCACGAGGACTATATCAAATATCTGATAAACTTTTGCGGGTTTCCACAAACTTTCACGGGTATTGCTAACCTTTAGCCGTGATGAAATGAAAGCGTGATTATTTTACAAATTAGGAGAAAAATAAAAATATGAGCTATTTGGTTGTGACTGGCACTGGTGATAATGTTGTTGGATATTTTGATCCTGTTAATCGCTGTTGGCTTTTGGTTGATCTTCTGACCTGTGGTCGCTTTGGGGTTGATATTGCTAGGGAAAGGGCCGCGATTGATGTTTATGCGCCTAGTCGAGCCGAGGATACGCTGAGATATGCTAAGGAGGCGTTAGATGGTGATACGCGATTGGCTGATTTGAAGGACGTTCGGATTGAGTGGGTTCAGTCGGTGTCTGTTCTGGCTACTCCTAAGTTCCGTGTTAGGCGTAGTTGGTCTGGTAAGTGTAGATTGCAGGTGTTTGATTGTGATTTGGATGATGACATTTGGGGTTGGCGCGATGCTGATTATTATAACGATGCGCCTGAATTGCTTACGCGAGAGGGTGGGGGCAGAATTTGAATTAGGAGAAAAAGAGAGGAAAAAAGGATAACAGGAAACGCGGAGTAAGTCGGAAGAGAAAATAAGCGGTTTACTCCGCGTTTTCCGCGATTGCACAAAAAACTAAAACAAACAAAGGGATAAACACAATGACAGATTACGAAAAATGATACTTGGACGGGCTAAACGCTGCTGCCCTATGCTGCGAGTATAGCAATGGGGTAGATAGCAAAAAAGTATCAAGGATGGCGGAACGTATTAGGGCAGTCGCTCAAAAAATGATGCTGAAGCTGGAACGCAAAAACGGAGAAATTGACAAAACCAAGGAGATCAGACAAAATGGACGGTAAAACAGGAGGAAATCATGGGATGCAAAAAAGGCGGCGGAAAGCCAGTGAAGAAATGATTAAAAGCGAATTATCGGAATTTTCAGAGCAAGATGTTTACAAAATTGCAGCTGAAATAATCCAGCGCAGAGGGCTTATTTTCGAAAAAGACCTGTTTGAGAAGTCGGCCATTAAGCTGAAACCGAAAAATGTTTCTGATTTGTTTGCCAATCTTTTTTGGATTATTAGGATTTATGAGGCTATATACAATGTAAGGGAACTTGAGAGAGAAATAAAATCCCTGAAATAGCGTTTCTTGGGCCTGTGGTGGCCGCCTGATGCGGTCAAAGGTCAAAAAGGTCAAATGATACACGGAACAGTCAAAACGAACGTAGAGGCTTGTATGGGCGAAGATAAAAAGTTTTTCCCGTCTATTACCGTAAAAGTTAAGGATTTAATTCCTTACGCAAGGAATAGTCGCACCCATTCCGAGGAACAGGTTACCCAGATTGCTTCGTCTATCCGTGAGTTTGGCTTTACGAATCCTATCATCGTGGACGAGCAAAATAACATCATAGCTGGTCACGGTAGGATACTCGCAGCCAATAAGCTAAAAATCAAAGACGTGCCTTGTGTTGTTGTCACTGGCTGGACCGAGGCGCAAAAGAAAGCCTACGTTATTGCTGATAACAAGCTGGCCTTGAATGCTGGTTGGGACGAGAAAATGCTTTCCCTTGAGTTTGACGAGCTTCAGGAGCTGGGGTTTGATCTGTCGCTTACAGGATTTAGTGGAGACGAGATTCTGGCCCTGAAGCCTCTGGAGGAGGTTGTTGGTCTAACTGATGAGGATGACGTACCAGAGGCCCCTGAAGTTCCTAAAACGGTTCTGGGGGACATTTGGTTGCTTGGAGACCACCGCCTTATGTGCGGCGATTCTACCAGCATTGATGCGGTTGATAAGCTTATGGATGGGCAGAAGCCTAACACTATGGTTACGGACCCGCCGTATGGTGTTAACCTAGACCAGTCATGGCGCGACAAGGCTTTAGGCTCTAAGGCCCTTGGTAAAGGCAACGCTATGCTTGTGGATAATGATGATAAGGCTGATTGGACTGAGGTCTGGTCTTTGTTTGAGGGGAACGTGGCTTACGTCTGGCATGCGAGTTCGTTTACGGATGTTGTGATGCAGAGCCTCCGCAACGCGGGCTTCGAGCCAAGCCAACAAATCATCTGGAACAAGTCAGTTATGGTTATGGGGCGCAGCGATTATCACTTTAAGCACGAACCGTGCTGGTATGCAATCCGCAAGGGCCAGAATCATAACTGGAAGGGCGACCGTAAGCAGACGACAATCTGGGACGCGGCACCACCTAATCACATTATGGGCGGCAGCAAAGAAGAAAAAACTTCTCATCCCACGCAGAAACCAGCCATTCTCTACGAAAAAGCCTATCTCAACCACACCAACCCCGGCGAGTATGTTTATGAGCCGTTTGGCGGCAGCGGGACGTCCGTGGTTGTGTGCGAAAAGCTAGGCCGCCGCAGCCTTACAATGGAACTAGACCCCAAATACTGCGATGTCATCATTAAACGCTGGCAGGATTTTACAGGTAAAAAAGCAACTCACGCTGAAACAGGAAAAACTTTTGAGGAAACACAATGACCGGAGAAGAAAAAGACAAAGGCGGAAGGCCGCCTCATGTGCCAGACGATAAAACCAGAAAGACAGTCGAGGCCATGTCAAGCTACGGAATACCACAAGAAGATATTGCAAAAGTTATTGGCCTTGATCCAAAAACGCTGCGTAAGCATTACGAATATGAATTGGACACGGCGGAGATAAAGGCAAATGCTCAAGTTGCGCAAAGGTTGTATCAGAAATGCATGAACGATGACACAAGCTCGATCATATTTTGGTTAAAAACACGGGCGCAATGGAAAGAAACCATCAAGCAGGAAAGCCAGCTCCTCGGAAAAGACGGGAATCCGGCGGACCAGCCACAGAACATCACAAATTTAATATTGTCAAAGATTTCTACATCCGAGCTGGAGCTTGCTATTGAGCAATCAAAAAATCAACATAACGATTGAGGATGTAAAGGCGGAGCTGGAACGCAGGAAATACAATAAAATGGATTATTGGTTTCCAGACACTGGTCCTTTTGCACGCGAAAACTACAAAAAACACATGAAATTCATTGAAGATAGCGCGACCAATCGGGAATGTGCGCTTATGGCCGCGAACAGGATCGGGAAAACGGAATGCGCGTCTTACGCCGTTTCTTGCCATTTAACTGGTCGTTACCCGAAATGGTGGAATGGTAGGGTATTCAAGAAACCAATAAATTGGTTAGTGGCAGGTGAAACCGGAAAGCTCGTGCGCGATTCGATCCAGCTTAAATTATTAGGCCCTCCCAATGATATTGGCTCAGGAATGATCCCGAAAGACTGCATTATTGGTAAACCAAGGCCAAAGGCTGGGACTCCCGATGCGGTAGATGTTGCCTATATCAGGCATAAAACTGGTGGTCAGTCAATTCTACAATTCCAATCATACGACCAAGGCCGGACCGCATTCCAAGCAACGGAGCGCGATGGTATAGAACTTGATGAAGAGCCTCCCCTTGACATTTACTCCGAATGTCTTGTCCGGACCATGACAACAGGCGGGCTTGTCTTGTCAACATTTACCCCCTTAAAAGGGGTATCTGATACAGTTCTTGCGCTGCAAGATAAAGCAGAGAATGGATTGTGTTCCCTAACTATTGCTACATGGGATGATGCCCCACACTTGACGGAAAAAGATAAAGCCGAGCTGATGGCCTCACTTCCTCCTCACCAGCGAGACGCAAGGACAAAAGGCGTTCCCGCTTTAGGTTCTGGGGCCGTTTTCCAAATATTGGAAGCAGATATATCTTGCGACCCCTTCGAAATTCCTAAGCATTTTAAGCGTCTGTACGGATTTGACGTAGGTTGGAACAATACTGCGTGCGCTTGGGGAGCGTATGACGCTGAAGCTGATGTTATTTACGTCACCCATACTTACAAGCGCGGGCAGTCAGAGCCAGCTACGCACGCGCAGGCAATTAAAGAGCGCGGAGATTGGATATTGGGAGCCATTGATCCTGCTAGCCGTGGAAGGGCGCAAGCCGATGGGGAACAGCTTATTGCTTTATACCGTGGGCAGGGGCTGAATTTAATTTTAGCTGATAACGCTGTAGAGGCCGGAATTTTTGATATGTACGAGAGGATGGCAACCGGACGGCTCAAGGTCTTTTCAACTTGTTTTGAATTTTTTGCGGAATATCGCCTTTATCGCAGAGATGAAAAGGGGAAAATAGTTAAACAAAACGATCACGTTATGGACGCGGCAAGGTACATGGTCAGAAGTATTATTGGGGCGGGGGTTGTTAATGTTAAGCGCGATGACCCCTACGCCCAATCTGGTAAGCGTGTTGGCTGGATGGGATAAATAAACACTTTGCGATTGATTTTTCTCAAAAAATATGAATATCCTTGTTAACCTTTGGTCTTTACCAATTGCACCCCATGCCTCCTAGGCCAGATTTTCCGTTGTATTGGCGAAAAACTTGTCTG